ATGAGCGAATTCGGCAGCATCAGAAAACTCCCATCCGGGAAATTCCAAGCCCGCTACAGATACCGTGGACAGAACTACCGCGCCCCACACACCTTCCGAGCCAAAGGCCACGCCGCAGCATGGCTCACCGAAGAAGAAAAACTCATCACCTTCGGAACCTGGGTACCCCCTACAGAAAGAAAAACCCTCTCCGAAGACACAGAAAAAACCTCAACCCCCGTAGGCGAATGGATCACATCCTACAATGACGGACTCGTTAAAGCACTGGTCCCTATCAAAATTTCCACCTACCAGGATTATCAAAAAATCACCTCCAACAGAATCACCAACCCCACCCCGCCAGGGACGAAAACCCGCGCATCACAAAACTAAGCAAAACCCCGCTTCACGCCCTCACCCGCACAATCGTGGATGAATGGTGGGACGCGATCAACAAGACCTACCGCACACCCATCACCAACCAAAAAGCGTATAAAAGGCTTAAAGCGGCAATGCAAGCCGCAGTAGATCGAGAACTCATTCCAACGAACCCAGTCGATATCAAAGCCGCTGGGGCGAGAATCAAACCGGAAGAAAAATACCTCCCCGAGGACTCCGAGCTTGAAGCCATCCTTGAGCACATGATCCCCAGATACAAGGCCTTGACTTCGCTGATCCTCTTCCATGGCTTAAGAATCGGGGAAGCTATCGCCTTGGAGCAAAAGCACGTGACTGTGCTCGGTGAGGTTCCTTACGCCCCCCGTGTGGTCGTGAAGGTTGAGCAGAACGCTCAGCGAATTGGAGAAAAGGGGAAACGCACCTACTTGCTTTGGCAAACCCCTAAAACGGCCGCTGGGTATCGCGATGTGCCGATTTTACGGAGCCACACAGCGTATTTTTTCGCACACCTGAATGATTTTCTTTCTCACCAAGAGTGCGAAGTGAAAGTTCTGGAGAGAGGGGAGCAAGTAGTGCGGAAGAAATTCCTTTTCACGACCACCGACAAAGGGCGGCCAGTGTTCGACACGTCCTACCGGAGCGTTCTTTCGCGCGCGAAAAAGGCCGCAGGCGTTCCAGCTTCCATCGATCCGCACTGTGGGCGCAACTGGTTGATCACCCGCTTGGCGGAGCAGGGTGCGCATCTAAAAGAGATCGGGAGGCTTCTTGGTCAGGATGATATTTCGACGATTTTAGGGGTGTATATGAAAGTGCGTTCCTCGCGGATTGATGTGCTCATGGACCGGGTGGACGCAAGCTTTGAGTAACGCAGTTGGACGGATTATACACCTATAGGGGAGGGGTGTTTTTTGCGTCTTTCTTCCTGCGGTAGGATTTCGAGGTGCGAGTATCGCTTTGGTGCTCGTACCTTTCCTGACGGCGCTTGTAGCTTCCGCCGCTAGGGTGTGTGGGGCTGCTTTGCGTCAGCTGGATTGGCCCACCGCCTGAAAGGGAAGGAGGTGGAGTGAAAAGTGGTCCCCCATGATAAGGGAAAGGCCCGGAAAGCAATTGCTGAGATTGCGTCCCGGACCTTGTCCTCGCTTCTAGCCAAGTGGCTCGCGGATGTTGTGCGCGAGCTGTGGGCTGGCTAGTGAGCTAGCTCCACGAAAGCCTCTACTTGTCTTGGCGGGCGGGTAGGGGCTTTCGCCTTTTTCGGGGTGACATCGCGGCGGATTGGGGGCTTTAATGTCAGTGCCTATTGTAACGGGTATGGCGGCGCGCGCAACCTAGGGGTGGTTTTTGACGGGAGAGCCTGGGCGGTTGGTGTCCCAGGCTCGGACTTCTCCAGCGTCCCAGAGGGCTAGGCGTGGGTTGAGGTGTGCGACGGGGGCGGGAGTGCCGAGAGTGTTATGAGAGCGGGCGTAGCTACGCCAGGTGGCGGGGCTGATTCCGCAGTAAGTGGCGCAGTCGGCGGCCATCCATAGCTCACGGCCGGTATCTTTGTCGGTGATGATGGGGCGCATTAGGCGGCGTTCTTTCTGATTAAACTGATGGTGTCGTAGATGAGTGTGGCGAAGGTGATGATGAGTAACCCCCATGTGATGGGGTTGGTGGGCGCGATGATGTACGCCAAGAAGAGAGCTAGTAGGGCAATGGTGGACATGTTGGTTCCTTGTGGTTGCTGGTAAGGTGAGGGGTAGTCCCCCGGTCGAGGTAGCTAGTTCCTACTTCGACCGGGGTTCTACTTTTCCGGCTTTTTTGCTTCGAGTTCCAGTTTCTTCATTTCGATTCTGTGGTTCGAGATGATTTGTGCTGTTTCGATTGCCAGCTTCCATGCGGTTGCTAGTGCTATGAGCCAGATGGGAATCTCCATTTTTTTCTCCTCTCTGAAGTTATAAACCAATCATAGCACAATGTCGTGCTATGTGTCAAGTCTGAAAAGAAGAAATTTCAGGCCGGTGTCACCGGCTTTTAATTAGGCAGATGGCGCTCATGCTATTTGCATTTAACCTCCCTACCATCCGCCCTAATTGGCGCCTGAGCGGGCGGCAGGACTTTAAATCTTTACGGAGTTGGACCTATTGGGAGATGGCTGCCTTTTCATGCGCGCTCCTCCATGCCTCCACCAGGTCCACTGTCACGCCCAGTTCCCACGCTATCGCCCCGAGGTGCGGGCCGTGTAGGCGTTCAGCAGCAGCATATTGCGCCGGTGAAATGAGCAGTTTCGCGGCCCAGAGGTCGGCCCGCCGTTCGAGGCGCGGGTCGTTCAAATCCTCATCCCCGTAGTAGGCGTGTCCGAGTTCGTGGGCGAGCACGGAGCGTTCTACCCAGGGGTCCAGTCCGCGGCGGATAACTATTGCCCGGTGTTGATGTAGGTAAATCCCGTCGATGCCGGGGTGGAGATCGTCTGATTCTTTGATCTTCACCCTAGCATCGCTGCGAGAGGTTCCAGTTCCAATTCTGACCTCCTAGGGAAGTTCTGGTTCCATGTGTTCTTTCATTCGGCGGTGTGCTGCTCCGCGGAGAGCGTTTGCGTCGCGCAAGATTTCATCATCGCTTGCGCCTTCAACATCCGGGGGAGTAGCGGGGGTATTTTCCCGATATTCGTTAATGTTATAGACCTTTTCTATCGGCTCAGTGAGTGCTTCTGTTTTAAGGCCTTTGAGCATTCTTTTAAGGACTTCGTTAGCCAATTCCTGCTCGGAAACTTCTTTAAGTGCAGTTGCCGGGTCTACTTCGGCCGCGTACCGCTCGTCCAAATATCCAGTGTCCACCAGCGCCCTCACTGGATGTGCGTCATATGAGATTGCAATGGCTATCACGTTTTCCGCAGAGATGGAATCTTTCTCGACCTGTCTGGCAAACGTTCTTGGAACAATCCCTGAGCGGGTTGCGATTGAGTTGACCGCACTGTCTCCCGCTATAACGCGGAGCCATTCTGTGTGTTTCATACTCCAAAGCCTATCCTATGTTTGCCATTTTGACAAGCTGTCTAGCTGTGGAAACGGCAATTTTTCCAAAAAAGGTTGACAAAATGGCAGAGTGCTTGCCATACTGACATGGCAAGCGACAAACCGGCTAGGAGGTGAAAATGATTCGACTCAATCCGACCGTTTTGGATAAAGCAAAAGAACTCACGGGCGCTAGGAGTGACGACCAGCTCGGGCAGGCATTCCTAAACCTGACCGGAGCAACGATCCGCGCTTACAGATCAGGTAGATCTATCCCAAACATCATCACAATTGCACGACTGAAACAGCTCACAGGGATTCCACTCGATCAAATGGTGATCGAAGATTCAGCAGAGCTCGCGGCATAAGAAAAGCCCCTTGCGAAAACAAAGGGCAAAAACAAAAAGACACAGAAAGTATATCACATGAATCAATCAATCATTGAGGCGCGCAAGAATTACTTTTTAGCGCACCCATTCAATCCGAAAGAAAATGCGCTACTAAGCATTGATGAAAATGGCATCCCAGCAGGGTTTATCACGCTGCCGAATATGGGGGAGATGAGCGTAGTCGCAATGAAATTCGGCTACGAATTCCTGGCACATGTCCGAACAGATGAGGATGTTGACAGATGGATTAGTGCAGTGATGGAGCAAGCACAATCTGCAGATATGGCCGGGATTATGTTTGCTCATGCATTCCGGGGCATTGCGACGATTTTGCCGAGCCTGATTGATAAAAACCCGGGCTTACGTGAGGTGATGGAAAAAATCGCCACCGACGGATGGGGAAAGGAATTCTAACTGTGAATGCAGCACTTGTTCAGGCACGTCCAGATGGTGCCCTGACTACAAACTCAGAGGTTATTGCCGATGGCGTCGGCATTCAGCATAAGAACGTGCTGGAAACAATCCGGAAGAATCAGGCAGACTTTGAAGAGTTCGGCCCGGTCGCGTTTGAAACGCGAAAGGGCTCTCCACTTCCACAGGGCGGCTTTGGAAAGTCAACTACCATCGCGGTGCTGAATCGTGAGCAGGCGATGTTCGCCATGACACTCTTCCGAAACAACGCCACCGTTATAGAGTTCAAAAAGAACCTCATTAAAGCATTCGTCGCGATGGAGAATCGCATCGCACAGATGGAGCACCAAGTCAACGCGCTGATGAGGCAGTCGCAAATGCAAATGGAACTATGCCAAGCAGCTAAAGGGCTCATCCACCCAGACCACCTCGAGGCAAAAGCGCGCATTGTTCTAGCACGAGGCCTAGGCGAAGCACCAGAAATCAACCCAGCCACACGGCCCCTCTACACCGCAGATTTCCTGAAGTCGAAGAATCTATCCACCAATCGCATGAAATCAATAGCCCCCATGTTTGGAAAACGGATGAAAGCAGCTTATGTACTCGCGAACGGGAAAGACCCAGAAAAATACGATCTCTCACTATCGAACGGGCAGGTCAGGCAGGTTAATGGTTATACCGAGGCTGATCGTCCACTCATGGAGCAGGTTTGGGACCAATACTACGCCACGTAGAAGAACCTATGTATAAGGAGAAAAACAATGAGCACCAACAACACGGAAACCCCCGGCGCTGCAACACCAGGGGAACCATTGGCAAACATTTGGGAGCAGCTTAAGCAGCTAGACGTGCTCAGGAAAGAACGCGATGCCTTTATCGAGCAAGCCATGGCTGACTTGGGCAAGATTCAGCAGATCCTAGACATGCTCCAAACATCTACCGGAAGACGAAATCCTAAGGAGTCATCATTATGAAGATTGAAATCAACAACATCACTATCAGTCGCGAGAACAACCTCCTCACTATTCGAAAAGGTGAAGCCGAAATTATCCTCGATGCAAGCGAAGTGCGCGCCGTCCGTGACGCCATCACAATCGCCGCACACAGCGCCTACACCTAGAGATTAACGGTCCTGGAGTACGGACAGAATATCCCGCAAAAGATCATTCGTGGTCCTTATCTCAACCTCCAAGTCGCCGATCCGCGACTCCACATCACTAATGCTCATTGTGTTGAAGGCAATGCTTTCCAGCTCATTCAAGTGTTTATCCATCTTTTTCACCTCCCATCCGGGAAATTATCCCCTAGTGGAAGTGAAGCACACGATGAGCGTGGCTGAAGGTGAAACAAGAAAAGAATTAAAAAGAACCCCCAGCGAGGGGCTGGGGGCTGTAAGCAAGGGGTTTTCCACCACGAAAAGCCCTCAAAAAGGAAGAATACCATGTCACTTTCACAAAACCCAAGCACACTCCCTGAGTGGCTCACGGTCGCGCAGGTCAGTGAGCATTATCAGCTCAGCGAGAGCACCGTACATCGCCTAATCAAAGGGAAAAAATTTAAAGCCACATATTTTTCACAGCGATGCTTGCGCGTGAATCGCGCATCAATTGATGCTTATGTGCAGAAAAACCTTGTCAGATAGTACTGACGCGACATTTTGAAAATAATAGCCCGAATGGTTTTTCGTGGGTTCGATGCCCACGCCGGGCACTACGCACCCCCTCGAATTTTGGGGGAGTGCAGGTTATTTGAAAATTCAAAAGTGAAAGCGACTCTAGCTCACCTCCACCACTACCAGCGCGTATGTGGGGGTGTTAAAACCCGGCTATCAACGCCGGGTCAAAGCCCCGGTCTGGTTGTGACCACCAGCCGATGATCCTTTTCGCCCCACTAGGGGCCGCTGAGTGCGTGGGTTCAATTCCCACACGGGGCACTGGGGTGTCAAGGGTTCAAAGCGGATAGCCCAAAGGAATACCAAGGACGCTTGCTTCATAGCCGAGGCATTCCTGCACCCCACCAAATTTTTTCACTAGCCAAAACCAAGGAGAAAAGTATGGCAAAACTGAATGAAAAGCTTTTAGAACGCCTTTTCCGCCGCGTCATCGGCGAGATAGAACAACGCGCAACCACACTAAAACGCCTGCCGCTATCACCGGCGAATCATAAAGATATTGCCGAGATTTTAAAAGCGGTGGCGAGAATCCAAAACCGCCCCATGCAACGCATGATTTTAAAGCCGAATCCGGATAATAGCGCTGCTCGTGAATCGAAAAAAGAGCACCTTTGCCGCCTCCAGGAACTCGTGGACAGCGTTTTTCTCGCCCCACGCACCAACACCACGGAGCAGATCAGGGACGCCGCAGAATGCTTGATGCACGCACTAGAAACCGAAATCGATTATTTAGATTGGCATACTAAACCCCACCTACGACCAGGAGCACCACGATGACCAGTGTTTATACATCTGAGGAAGTCGCACAAAAACTCAGAACCCCACTTTCCAGCTTCTACGCCGCCGCTAAAAACGGCACCCTCGACCCGCGCATCAAAGCCGCACAAATCACCATCAGCGCAAAAACCACCCGGTATTCGCGCCGGGTCATTGATTCCGTGCTGGAGGGGGCGCTATGAGCTGGGAAGATGTTGCACGCCGCAGGCTGCGGTTGTGGTGGCTGGGCCTGGCCGTGGGCTTGGTCGCAGGGTTTGCTCTGGCGCTGGTTGTGACCGCACCACCCGTATGGATTAATTCACTGCCCTAAGGAGGCCTATTAATGGACACTATTTTTTTCCAAAAACTCACCCCTGACGCGGTGATTCCAACTCGCGCTCATCCTATGGATGCGGGGCTTGATCTTTACCTCATTGAGCCGGTGAAGATTTTCAGCGATCACACGACACGGGCACGCACGGGTGTCGCGGTCGTTATCCCGAAAGGATATGTGGGCGAGGTGTATATCAGGTCGAGTGTCGCAGCGAAGCAGGGCGTCACGCTGGCGAATTCCGTGGGGGTTATTGATGCCGGTTACATGGGTGAAATTCAATTGCTTTTGCACAATCATTCACGCTCGGCTGCGCTACTCCCAGCAGGGTCGAGGGTTGCGCAGCTTGTTATTAAGAAAATTGAGCTACCCACACCTGTGGTGGTCGATGTTTTGCCGAGTAGTGCGCGGGGTTCTGGTGGGTTCGGTTCTACGGGTGTCTGAAAATTTTTTACCCCACCATCAGAGCGAATATATAGGCGAAAAAATGATTAAAACACCAGGTTAAAAGAAAGGTAATCGCAACTATGAGCGATAATGGAAGATGTACAGTGTCGCGCCCGGTTCATTATTTGTGGCGGAAACTCGAAACGCTGCGCAAAGCCGTTGATGATCTTGAGAGCATCGAAACTCGCCTAGCGTACGAGGTTGAAACTTTCAGCGTCGAGCTGGTTATGCATGATCTTTTTGATGCGCTTTTGGAAGAGATCACAGCATTGGAAAAAGAAGCCCCACTTGCCCCCAATGATGATTACGCACACGCCAGGCTCGCCGCTAGGTCTGAGCACAAAGAATTACAGGCCGAGGAATTATTTTTCATGGCTAGAACCATCGGCAGAACCGCTGAAAACGCCACTATCAGGGCACACGCGCCGCATGTCATTAGCCAAATTTTCGCAATCACGCATGAGCTGCGCGAAGAAGGAAGGAAGAAACTCTGTGGAAATCCCTAAAATTTTGAATCTTGCTATCCGCCGCCACGCGGCTGGGAAGAAGATTAGCCCTTCTGCTTTTGCCGAATTGGTGCAGGAGGGTTTTATTACGCCCTCGGGTGAGATCACTCCGAAGGGGCGTCGTTATTTGGCTTTTAAAAGTGGGGGTGCGGAATGAAAAAATTAGAATCCAATAGCCGTGAAGAGTGGCTTGAGCAGCGAAAACAATTTCTCACTGCCACGGATATTGCGAAGATTATCACTGGGGGGCCTGCTGCGTGGGCTGAGGTGAAGAAATCGAAGCAGGAGGGGTCGAAAAGCATCCCTGTGACCGAGGCTATGAAATTCGGTAATGAACGCGAAAAGCATATCGCGGAGTTCGTGCAGTTGTTTGCTGATCCCACGGGGTTGTTGAAGCCTAATGATCAATTGTGGGTGAGTGATGATAATCCCCAGCTTGCGGCTACACCGGACATGGTTGGCATTAATGCTGACGGCGTGTGCGAGGTCATTGGGGAGCTGAAAACCACCAAGCATGATTGGACGGAAACGCCCCGTAATTATTGGGTTCAAGTCCAGACGCAGCTGTATGTTACTAAGGCAAAATATTGCGTTTTTGCGTGGGAAGTTCATGTGGATTACGTCCCGGTGAAGAAAGATTGGGTGATTATTTACCCCGATCCGGAGTTTTTCGCCATGATTGAGGCCACAGAAAAGCGTTTTTCCGCTCCTGAGGAGGAGCAAAGCGAGTGGGAGTTACTGCTGATTGCGTACACGGAGGCAAAGCAGTGCCTTGATGCGGCGGAAACCCGCTTAGAAAAGGTGAAAGCGGAAATTATCGCCGCGTCACGGGATGAAGATCAATTATTTAAATCCGAGCTTGGAAGCATCACTTACAAGCACGGCACGGTGAACCGCCTGCAAGAAAAGAAGTTGTTGGAAGCACACCCGGAGTTTATGGCCGAGTTCTCAAAGTTTGATGCCGCTGCGTTTAAGCGCGCGAATAAGGAGCTTGCGGCGCAGTTCACGACAAAAGGAAAAACCAAAGACCGCGTTTTGCGTGTCACGTTGCCTAAGGAGGAAAAGAAGTGAGTGAAGAAAAAGTAGCCCCTAAGCCGATTGCCCAGGTGCTTGTGGATGTATCCAAGGAGGTCGGCGCGGTTAAAAAAGATGGTCATAATCGCCAGCAGAATTTCAATTTCCGTGGCATCGACGCTGTGACGAATGCGGTTCATCCAGCTCTTGTGAAGCATAGGGTGTTTTTGCAGCCAGAAGTACTCGATGCCGTCTATTCGACTGCTACGACGAATAACGGCAAGGTGGTGAACGTGGTGCGGATTCGGTACCGATTGACGTTCCACGGGCCTGCTGGGGACTCCATTTCAGTCACCGTGTGGGGTGAGGCGAATGACCACGGCGATAAGGCCACAGCTAAAGCCCATTCTGTAGCCTTGCGTACCGCGTTGTTACAGCCCCTGTGTTTGCCCACTGATGAGAAAGACCCCGATGAGGATTCTTACGTCCATGAGGCCCCACAGGCTCCACAAGGCCCCACGGAGGAACAAAAAGCGCAATATCAAGCCCTATCGGCAAGGCTGCAAGAAGCCACCACGGTCGAGGCCATTACCAAGATCGTAGAAGAAGCCGAGAAGGTTCCCTGCATTGAGCCTTTACGCCCCCAGCTGGTGAATCACTCACTACGGCTGGTGCCCATCTTCCAAGAGGTGGAGGGGCTGCGGTTGCTGTGGCAGGTCGCGGAAAGAGCGGGTGTTTTTGAATCCGTCAAGGATGCGATTTTGGCGAGGGTTCAAGAGCTGAACGGCGCGGGCGATGGAGTTCAGTAGCCTTAGGCCGATTGATCGCCCGCTGAACCCGGTGGATGTTGAAAACTCGATTTTTAGCATCTCGAATGAAATAGCGAAAACGGTCAAAACGGTGACCGAGGCCGAGCAAAGATACATGACTGCTAAACGCGTTTTTGACCGGGCCGAAGCAAAGGCCATCCTAAAAGCCACCGGTACCGTGCAGGTCAAAAAAGCACAGGTAGAACTAGCAACCGTCACAGAGCGTGACGCGATGGATGTTGCTTATGTCGCGTGGAAATATGCAGATCGTCGGTCTAAAGCATTATCCCTGCAGTTAGATGCAATCAGGTCGATTGGTGCAAGTGTTCGAGGTATGTATGCCGTCGCTGGAAGGGGTGAGGGGGCGTGAGTGTGAAACGCATCCCCCCACGGGTGGCGGACATTGTGTCCACACGCGCCGCTGGGAATTGTGAGGCCATGAATTTCCCATCCTGCAATGGCAGGGCGGAGCATTTGCACCATCGGCAGCTGCGCTCGCAGGGTGGTGGTCATGATGTTGTGAATCTGATTCACGTGTGTCATTTGTGCCACGATTGGATTCATAAAAATCCCAAAAAGGCTTATGAGCTGGGCTGGCTGGTCAGGTCGGTTCATGAGCCGAGTGTTACGCCGGTCGCTTATCGTGGCCGGCTTTTTTTGTTGGATGAGGAAGGAGGTTTATCACCGTGGCAGTGCTAAGGCAGGGCGCGCGAGTCCAAGATCATTACACGATGATTGCCAATGATATTTTGCGCCGCCCCGATGTTTCGATGAATGCGATGGGGATTTATTGCTTCATGCGTTCGCATCGTGAGGGGTGGGAAATATCCACAAAGAATATCGCTCGTGAGCGGGGTTTGTCCGAGTCGACGGTGAAGCGGGCGGTTCGTGAGCTGGAATCAATCGGTTATCTGGAGCGGCTGCAAGGCCGGGCGGATAACGGGAAATTTGGCGAGGTTGAGTATGTGGTGATGGCTGAGCCGTCGGTTCCCTATGAGGATACCGTGGGTCATATACGACCGCCGGTTTCTAGCAGTGAAAATGTGGAGAATCCGCAGGTCGCAACCGGGGGTCATATATGGCCACCGGTGACTACCAGCGAAAACGAGCTAAAACCGCAGGTCACAACCGGGGGTCAAAATACCGCTAGCGGTGAAATGGCCTATAATAAGAAGACTATATTCTTTAAAGAAGAACAAAAAGAAGAAAAACATATGCCCGCGCCGCACAACGGCGAGGGCGCTAGCGATCTTCACGCCAGGTTTGAGGCTTGGTATCGCGCTTATCCTCGCAAGGTGGGCAAGCAGAAAGCTTTTCTTTCATGGAAGAAAGCTTTAAAGCTCGTGGATGAAGCCGAGCTGATGGAGAAAACCCAGGCGTTCGCGGATCATCACCGGCGTGTGGGCACGGAGAAAGCATTCATTCCGCATCCCACCACGTGGCTTAATCGCGGTGGATGGGATGATGAACTGGATTCACGCCCGGCACGTGGGCAGAGCCCCGCCCCGTCGTTCATGGCCGTGCTTGATGAAATGAACCGCACGGCGATTCCCGATGATTTCATTGATGGTTTCGTGGTGGGTGAGTTGGAATGAGCGCACCGAATCCTGATGAGGCCCTTGCTGCCACGCTTTTGCATCGTGGTAAATCTTTGGTTCCTGACCGGTTCCCGGTTCCGAATCCTGAAACGGTGTCCGCATGGGCGCAGGTTTTGGGCAAGATGCGCATCCCCGCGGAGATGTGGGTGGAAGCGGTCGATTTGTGGGCTGGCGAGTTGGTGGGGGAGCGGATGTGTACGCCGCGTGATCTGAAGAATGCGGCGGAGGTTGTGAAGCTGCGTTGGGAATCAGATCCGGTGAGGGGGCCGCAGTTACGCCAGTGGCGGGAAAATCGGGTTGTGGAGCGTGACCGTCAGCTCAGGGAGGGGACTTTCGCGCAGATTCGCGGCTACGTTCAGCGTGAGTTGCCCCAAAAACCGCCCCAGAACGTCGCTAGCGGCCTGAAATACCGCCGAAAGGGTTCGGGGTAGGGAAATGGATTTTGGAGCGTATGGGCCGCCTTGTAACGCCGCATACGAGGTTGATAACGCGATTCACATCGTGTGTAGCGAATGTGGGGCACGCGATGGCGAATATTGCGAGGACTCACGGGGGATCAAAAAAATCCCCCACACCCGCCGCCTAGGGGAGGCCTACCGGACAAATAACCCAGAGGGCAGGGCACGCCACATGCGACGTCAAGCGCATCTGGCGAAACATAAAGAAATTTTCAAAGCAACATGGGCCGGCGGGTAATCCCCCGGCCCTGCGAATTTTCGATTGGAGAAAAAGATCATGGCACAAGGCGATATTCCCGTGACGATGGCGGGAAATTTGGTGGCTGACCCGGAGCTGCGTTACACGCCCGGTGGGGCTGCGGTGGCATCTTTCCGTGTGGCTTCAACACCACGCAAATATGACTCACAGGCTGGGGGCTGGGTTGATGGTGACCCGGTTTTCATGGCGTGCAGCGCGTGGAATCAGCTGGGTGAGAACGCCGCACAGTCCCTGGAAAAGGGCATGAGGGTGATTGTTTCTGGCCGGTTGCGTCAGCGGTCTTACGAGACTCAGGGGGGTGAAAAGCGCACCGTTATGGAGCTTGAGGTGGACGAGGTTGGCCCGTCTTTGAAGTACGCGTCCGCTCAGGTGACACGGAATCCGCGTGAGGGAGGTGGCGCGCAGTATGGGCAAAACACAGCCCAGCAAGCCCGTAGAACGACGAACGGGGCGCGCCCTAACACTGGTGCCGTTAGCGACCCGTGGGGGCCTCAGGGCGCTACTGAGCCACCTTTCTAAAAAACCTACAAAACCTACAAAGGAGAAGCTTGTGGATAAAGCCACCATCTACACACGCCCCGGCTGCGTGAAATGCCGACAAACCGCACGAAAACTCACTCAACTCGGAATCCCCGTCATCGAGGAACAAATCGACGCCCCGGAACACGCCGCAAAAATCGCGGAAATGCGAGCCAATGGTGAAGCCGAACTACCACTTGTAGAGGCCACAATAGGCGGCGAAAGCGTCCGTTGGACGGGGTTTAGCGCTCAGTTGTTCGATGAACTCAAGGAGCATCTGAAATGCTGAATCCGTACGTTTTGGCCTCCCGTGCCCTAGCCGCCCAGAATGGCAACCCGGCGAGAACACCCCCAACGGCGACGGCGGAAAATATGTGCTCGAATTGCCCTGGACGCGCCCCCCGCTTTCACTCAATGACAGCCCTCACCATCAGAGGAAAGCGGAATATGTGAAAACCATGCGAGAAACCGCGCACATACTGGCAAAAGCCAATAATCTCCCCCGCGATAAAACACACGTTATCGTAGCCCTGTTTTGGCTCCCACCGGACAAACGCCGCAGGGACGCAGAAAACCCCATACCGGTACTCAAAGCCCTATGCGATGGGCTTGTGGATCACGGACTGGTGCCGGATGACACCCCGGAATACATGACCAAACTCATGCCTGTGATCGAGCCTCGCAAAAAGGGCGATAAGGCGCGCATGTGGTTAGAAATTGTGATCGAATCTTAAAGCAAAGGAATCTTTGTGTATCTGAAAAATAATCCCACGCGTCGGCGTGTTGTTCGCCGTACTTTTGTCCTCCACTACCCGGATGGTGACGTTGCTGTAGAAGCGGATTTGCAGGTGGAGGAGACAACCGCACATTTTCATTTATCGAATATTAAAGAAAAGGAGATGGTGTGATGACACGCATAGCTGACGACGTTTTTCGCCTCATCCTCATTGCGTTACTTCTACTTTTTGCCATTAAGGGGATCATTTTGGGTTCGTGGGGGCTTGCAATCATCGAGCTTGTGCTTGCCGGGTTCCTTGCTTTTGCCTTCTGGTGGGATCACCGCGAAAAGTCGAAGAAGCGACGCTTTCCGCAGAAGGTTTTCATCTTCACGGGAAGCCATCAACAAGTTGAAGAAGCGGTTTCCTTCGCAATGGATGATTGCATTGACCTCCCGTTTTTTGGCGCTAACATGGCCAGGCTCGAAGACCCCAGTGAGTTGGTGGGTGATCTTTTCGGCACAGATCCACGTGTGTGGGAAGCGCTGTGTGAGCTTAACCCCGGCTTGGAAGAAAAACTACGCCAACGTGTTGATGACTGGTTGGGCGACCCCGGGTTTTTCTACGAGGGACGACTCGCCGCCGTTTTCGTGCACTGCGAGGCTGGTTGGCATCGCTCGGTAGCTGTGGGTGAAAAGCTTGCGGAAATTTTCAAAGAAAAAGGCCACCCAGTCATTACCACGCACCTAGGAGCTGACAATGACCGATAACGTCAATCATCCGTCCCACTATGTAGGACGCAACGGCTTAGAAGCCGTGGATGTGCTCAAAGAATTCCTCACCCCGGAAGAATTCATGGCTGGTGTAAAGGAAACGCACTTAAGTACTTGCTGCGTGCCGGGCGGAAAAATGATGTTCGTGAGGACGTGGCGAAAGCGGAGAAGATGTGCGTGTTTTTTCAGGAAGTCGCTGGCCCGTTTTATATGGACGTCATCGCTAAAGGAATACCCATGGGTGTAATGCCTATACCGAGAGAGGAAGAGAAATGACCCATGACACGAAATGTCATGTTTTTGATGACGGTGGGAATTTTCCTGACACATTCATGACTTTTGAGAATGTTCAAGCGTTTTTACGGATAACGGCGATTCTCGTTGTTGAAGCTGTGTGGGATTTGGATGCGCTCAATCAGGAAGACGCTGCCGCTGCCGAGTCGGAGCTTGAAGGAGTGCGGAAAGTAGTTGATGTGGTCTGCCGCAGGATTGAAGCAGTCGAGAAGTATTTGGAGCAATGGAGAGAATGTGAGGCGTTCCAAAATCACATTGCCGAATTCGATCAGTTTATTAAAGAAGCACGAGGAGAGGTAGCGGAAATGAACGAAAAGATCAAGGAAGCGGAGGAGAAGTTGAAAGAAGCACGAAAGGAGCAGATAGAGGCTATGTCTGAGCACATCGAGGAAGCGGAGAAGAAGCTGAAAGAAGCACGTGAAGCAAGTGAGGCATCCGAGGTGAAACTTTCCGATCTTGACCCCGAGGAGTGGGAAGACTGTAAGGGTATGTGGGTGATGGGAGAGTATTACAACGGGGAGGTTTTCGAGGGAATCATTTTTAGTTTTTACCAAGATGACGTTCTCGTCCGTATCCCTAAGAGTGGCTCGCATAAGTGGCGACGTGCTGATCAGCTGATCCTTTTGCCTGATCACCAGCGCGCATTCACCTCCACCGGTGATCCAATCAAAGTTGATCATGGGCAGTGGGAGAAAACCCACGCGATGGAGGAAGAATTCGACACGCTACAAGGAGAAGCAATGACCCCAGAAGAAGCCCGTGAGCTGTTGAAAGGCACCACGCCCGGCCCGTGGTATGCCATTAGCAATACGCCGTTTGTGTCAATCGTGGAAGAAGATTCCGAGGATGGGGAAATTTTCGATTTCCCAGATGATGGCGAAGATGGGCCGCAGCCTGATCATGACCTTATCGCCGCTGCCCCTGTGTTGGCGGAAATCATCGCCGGTATGCAAGCGGAGTACGCGGTGCAGGTGCAGTCTCTTAGCGATAATTGGTACTACTACAACGGGCGCGGAGATTGGCAGATTCACCCCCACCTTGCGAGGTGGTTCTGGTCAGCCCAGGACGCTCACGCACTCATCCCGTATTCGCAAAAAGAAAAATTCCGCATCGTCCGCAGGTACGTCACTGATGTGGAAGGGGTGGAGGAATCATGACCTCGCTTGCTGATATGACCCCTGCGCAGCGCGCCCAGTGCGTCGGGATGTGGTGTGATTACGATGCGTCGGATGATGAAAACCCGAATCTGTATGGGTCCGGGATTATTTATCGCGATGTGTCCGACTGTGGTGAACTCCTATTCGCGGTTAAAGATCCCCATTTGTTTGGTGAGGTGTTCACCCCAGCCGTCTACATCACTCCACGCCCTGACCTGCCGAGGGCATGGACACCGCAAGGTGGCCCGGTGCCGGGCGAATGGGTGCATGAACAGGACGAGCCGGGGACATACGCACCGCGCAACGGGGCGCGGACATATCGCCGTTTCGTCACCGACTGGGAGCCTGCATGATTTGGGATTGTGTTGTGGGAACGATCCGCGAAGAACACCGGATCAACAACATGTGGATACCCACGGGCCAGTACTGGGAGCCCGACACCACAATGGTGGTGAGGCTTGATCCGGAAACTCACCGTCTCACCCGCTGGGATGGCAAAAACTGGGTGCCGCACCGAGTGGATTAATCCAGCACGGCCCTAACTTTTTCCAAACACGCCCCCGCTTAGAGCGGGATTTTTTATACCCAAAACGCCCCCAAACGAGCCAGGGGGCGTGGGATGGGCATACATACGAGGGAGGAACGATTGAATCTAGAATTCGAGATCCGCCGCCTAGCCGGGCTACTAAAACACCTACTAGCCGAGGTGGACGCGATGAAATTCCAAAGGAAAATCATCGCAGGGGAAAAGCTCGGAAGCAGTAGCGGCAGTGCAGGGCCCAGGCCCCCATGCAACCTTGAAGCAATCAGCCTTCACGACGCGATCACAAGAGAACTAAAACACTGGGCCAACACTTTCGACATCGACCCCACGCTCGCCGACAGCCCCTGTGACCGCATCGCACTGCGCGCCTTCTACATCGCCGAGCATCCCGACGCCGAATACCTGCTAACAGATCTGCGCACATGGATCCGAAAAAGCGAACACCTAACAGGACGCGGGCCAAGCATCACCGACCTCGCCAACCGCCCCGAACAACGCCAAACCGCAAAAAGCATCTGCTGGCGACTCAACAACATGGGACACCATGCCACCCCAGACCTCATCAGGAAATGGGCAGAAAGAGGAAAAATAACAAGAACAAAAAACAAAAACAACGACTGGACATACTTACTCACGGAATGCATCCAACAGCTGTCCAGCAATGTGCTATAATCGACGCGACGACGCTGCTATGCGCTCGAAAACCACAACCCCCATCACCATAAGGTGTGGGGGTTTACGCGTATCTACGGTAAAGGAGAGCGGAGCGTTAAGCGGTAGCGAAGTTCTTTGCGGTCTGATGGGTGACGCCGAGTAGCTGGCCGATGTCTCGATATGTGAGTCCTTGATCGTGAAGTGCTTTGGCCGTGGAACGCATAGATGCTGTCGCCTCTTCTTGTGCTTTTGCTGCACGGTTACGCAGATCAAGGGCTTCTGCTACCTGTGATTTGATGTCGTCCACAACGACGACGTTGATGGTGGCGGTTTCAGGGCGGGGCTCTATTTCGGGGAAAAGTTTCAGAGCATCACGTACCATATCTGGGATCTGGTCGAGGCGGCGGGTTTGGGTAAGTATGTTGGGGCGTTCTTCTAGCTGAACCCCCCACCAGCCTTCCTCTCGGAAGGCTTTGGCGGTGTATGTGGTCATGTTCCTATTCGATTCCTAGTTGTTTGTAGATTTCTTTTGTTATGGTTTTGCCGATTTCTCTATGGCGGGGGATTGGGGCCATTTTGTCGCCGAGTTTAATTTTGGTGTGGTTTCCCCCTTCGCTGATTGTGAGCTCCAGGCCGTTTTCCTTTGCGTGCTTTTTTATTGTTTTTATTATGTCTCTCTGCTTTACCATACTACCTAGTATAGCCAATTTTACAAAACTTGTAAAGTTAATTTTACAACTATTGAAGTTGGGGGGGGTTAGCGAGTGGCGGCGCCAACAACCAGCACCACCCAACGCGGCTACGGATGGCAACACCAAAAACAGCGGGAAAGACTCTTCCGAGCCCATATAGACGGAACCCCCTGCGCATGGTGTGGCGGGCCGATGTACAAAGACCCTGCGAGGAATTTTGACAGTGCGCCCCTGGAAGCGGAACACACGCGAGCTCAGAAATGGGCAAAGGACAAGCAGAAGAACCTTGCGGACAAACTCCTGCACCGCCGCTGCAACCGGCAAAAAGGAGCAGGGGATAGTCCCCAACAACTACCCCCACAACCACCCCCGAAACATAAGGATAAATTCAACTGGGCGGGGGTAAAAATCTTAAGGGGGTAGCCCACCTGACTTCCCCCCACGGCCACGGAGTCAGGATTTTTTACACTGGCCCGAAAAGTTTTCTTGAGCTGCGAGAATGAGGGGGAAGAAAGTGGAAGATTACACAAACCTTGAAGCCCTCTTTGAGCTTGAATCTTTTGAGGCTGGAGGCCGGAAACTGTGGGAGGGTCTCAACGACGAAAGAGATCCCGATGACGTGGAAGCTTTGGTGCTCGAGTCCTGCCGCGTTAAGGATCGCTTGGACCGGCTTCACAAGCTTCAGGGGTTTGATTCCACCGAATGGGGAAGGGTTATAGCCACCGATATAGAGGGGGAGTATGTCCTCAAAATGGGTGGAGTCCTGAGGGAGCTGAGGCAGACGGAGATCGTCTTTAAGCAGTTGCTGGCTGAGATTCACAGGAGGCGAGCTTTATATGATGATGACGACCTCGCTGAAGAGGGAGGATTATCCGACCTGTGAGGATTTCCCCACGCTCGTAGGCAAGCAATCGCCACTGCATCACCGGGAAGCTCCCGGTGACCATGAGTATGGGCGCCAAACTATTGAGCTCGCTCGCGCGCCGGGGTGAAAACTTTCCCTTGGCAGCAGGCTGATATCAGCGCGATCAATGCGCGGAATCCGGATGGCACTTGGGTGCACACGGACGGTGTGATCATCTGCTCTCGCCAGAACGGTAAATCGCTAACGGTGGTGCTGGTTGTCCTGTTCCGTATTTTTGTTTTGGGCCAGTCGGTGCTCTTTACAGCGCAAGAGTGGGCAACTGCGAAGGAATTATGGGAGCACACGTGGAAAATCGTTCGGGGCCGTAGGTTCCTCTTGAAGCTGGTGACGTCGCATACGTGCTCACAGGGCCGAGGCACGATCTTTCTTTCAAACGGCGGCAAGGTGGTTTTCACCACCCGGTCACAGGATGCTGGCCGCGGGCTGACGAAGATTGACTTGATCATTTACGATGAGGCCTACAATCTCACTGACGGGGAGATCGCAGCAACCGCGTTTCTTGTGCAGGCGGCGGAGGACCCCCAGGCGCTTTACACTTCGAGCGCTGTGCATAAGGATTTCCCGCAGCATCAGAATGGGCATGTTCTTTCCTCGATGCGGCAGCAAGCCCTGGAGGAATGGGACCCTGAAGAACCGATTTTCCTTGCGGAGTATGCGGCGCGCCCGGGTTTGGACCCGGAGCTTGAATCGACGTGGCGCGAGGGGAATCCTTCCTTTGGGGTGATTTCGACGCCGAAGAAGATGCGGGCGATCATGAAGCGCATGAACACCGAATCTGGCCGGGTGAATTTCGGGGTCGAGGCCCTGGGCTGGGGATCCTGGTTTGATGAATCTGGTGAGGATGACTTCACCCCAGTGGTTTCTGATGAAAAGCTCAACCAGGCGATGACAGGGGAGGAGGTCCCGCTGGAGTATGCGGTGATTTCTTTCGATGTGACTCCCGACCGCTCAAAAGCTGCTGTTGCCATCGCTGGGAAGAGCGGGGGGCTCGTGCATGGGGCGGTGGGGTATTTCGATGAATACAATCGCTCGTCTTTGTTGGAAGTTGTGAAAGAGGTTATTTCTGGGGCTGATCCGGTTGCGATTTTGGTTGATCCGAAATCACCTGCGGAGGCCCTGATCCATGATCTTGAGCAGGCCGGGTTTGACGTCCATAAGATGACTTTCCCGCAAGTGAAATCTGCGTGTGCGGCTTTCTTGGATGGGGTTGATGAAGGCACGCATTCGATTAGTGAATCGCAGGCGGTTCGCGATGGCATCGGGTGTGCGGAGCTTCGTGAAGACAAAGACGGCGGTGTCGCCTGGGCTAGGCGCTCAGGAGACATTTGCCAGCTAGTTGCCCTGTCGAATGCGATGTGGGGTGTGGCGGTTTTCGCCCCGCTTAAGGCGAATTACAAAAACCCCTCCGCAGTGTCCATGCGGAGAGTGAAAGCGAAAAGAGAAAATTTTGCATTCTAGAGAAAGGCGGTGAGCCATGACCAGAACAGCCGAGATTGGGCATGCACAGGCGAGGCGGTCCTCACCGCTGGCAGAAGATAATTGGGCCTTGCGATGGCCCCAGTCGGTACGGGAATTCTCGAAAATGCTTCGAGAGGATTCCCAAGCAAGATCAGTTGAGCGCGCAGTCACCCTCCCGATTTTGCGGACCTCCTGGTATCTGGAGGCAAACGGCGCGCCGGAAGCTATCGTGAGGGTGATTGCTGAAGATCTGAATCTCCCGGTCAAAGGTGATTCCGGGTCTGCCCCACTGCCTCAAGCTGTGGGGCGAGTGTCTTGGCAAGAGACGCTGCCCTGGATTTTGAAATATTTGCGATATGGGCATGCCTATTTCGAGAAAGTCTATAGTGATGGCTCCGATGGTCCTCAGCGGTTGGTGAAGCTTGCCCCTCGGCTTGCCGATACGATTGAGAAAATCAAGATTGCGCGCGATGGTGGGGTCGAAGCCCTGGTTCAAAGGGGTGGGATCGATCAGTCCGGCGTGTCTTTTGAGAGTGTCGAGATTGAGGTTTCGCGCTTGCTGTTTTTCATTTTCGATGAGGAGCAGAAAGATGGGCTAGGGACTTCGATTTTCCGGCCGGCATATAAGCATTGGCGCTTGAAAGATGAATTTTTGCAGCTAGAGCGCACCGTTCTGGAGCGCAATGGTATGGGTGTTCCTTATTATGAGTCTTATTCTGAGACCGACCAGGAGGATATCGACCGAGGCCAGGAGTTGGTGGAAGGCCTGCGCAGTGGTGCGGAAGTTGGTGCGTCAGGTAAGAAAGGGTCGAAGCTTTCCATCCTTGGTGTCTCCGGGCAGCTAGTCTCGCCCAGAGAGGCGATTGTTTATCACGATGCTCAGATCGCGCGGACCACGCTAGCTCACGCGCTCAACTTGGAAGGCAAAGGTGGCAGTTATGCCCTTGCCGAAGTCCAAATGGACATGTTCATTCAGTCTTTGCAAACCATCGCAGAGTACATCGCCACCATCGTGAACAAATATTTGATCACTGACATGGTGGAGAAATTCACGGGGGAGAAGATCGGGCCTTTCCCCAAAATCACTTTTGAAACGATCGGCACACGAACTGGGTTTACTGCCCAGGATTTGGTGGCCTTGAAAAACGCAGGCCTTCTCATCGCGGACGACTCGGTTCAGGAGTACGTCCGTCGCCGTGGAGAACTTCCACCGATCACACCGGTGCGTGAGGCGCTGGAGAAGAAGCTTGAGCGGAAGCAGCTGGAAGAAGAACTAGGTGTGACTTTTGGGGCTGGTGTGCAGCCTCCTGCTACGGAAGGACAGAAATTGTGAGCAAAATTGAAGTCAAGAACCTCGGCAATGATGCTGCCGAGGTTGTTTTGTATGGCGATATCGGCGGGTGGGGTGTCACGGCTTCGTCTGTGAAAGCTGAGCTCGATGCAATCAGCGCGAGCCGAATCACCCTGCGCATTCATTCCTATGGTGGTGATGGCCTTGAGGGGGTAGCGATAAAGAACGTGTTTAAGTCTCACCCGGCGTATGTCACGGCGATTGTTGATGGTGTGGCTGCATCTGCGGCGTCGCTGATCGCTGTGGCAGGTGCTGATGAGTTGGTGATGAGCGAGAACTCGGAGCTGATGATCCATAAGGCGTGGATTTGGCCTGATGCTGGTGAAGCTGATGATCTCCGTAAGCTCGCAGATCGGCTCGACCAGGTCAATGAAAACTACGCGGCTGCGTACTCGGCTAAGGCTGGTGGTGGGCCTTCACACTGGTTGGAATTGATGGCTGCAGAGACTTGGTTTTCGGCAGAGGAAGCAGTGCAGGTTGGTTTGGCTGATCGTGTGCTGAAGGAATCTGCACCGGTCGAGGCTGCGTTGCCTGCGGGTTCGCGGGTGTTCGCGAAGTTGAAATATTCGAGCCGTCGGGCATCTCCTGCCCCGGCTCTTGACCACACCCATTTGTGGAAGGAAGGAAATAGCATGGATTTTATGGCCTCTATTGCCCAGCGTTTGGGCGTGGAAAGCAAAGCTGATGAAGCAACAATGCTCGCAGCATTGGATGAGGCATTGGCTGAGCAAGCCGGTGAGCCTGCAGGCGAGCTCAAGGTTAAAGTGCTCCCGGATATGTCGGCTTTTTCAAAAGAAGAGATGCAGAAGATACTCGCCGGTGTTGGAATGAAAATGGCTGATACCGATGCCGATGAGGCAGAGAGCAGCTCCTCTACCAACACGCCAGGTGTGAACGGCGAGGAAGAATCCGAGGACGGCGATTTTGTCACCTTGGATAAGGATGTTCTTGAAGATTTGCGTCGCCGAGCAGCGCTGGGCGATAAATACGCCGAAGAAGTCGGCAAACGCGAGGCCGAAGACATGGTGGCAGCGGCGATCAAAGAAGGAAAAATCCTCGCAGCAAAGCGTGACGATTTTACTGCAAGGGCAATCGAAGACCCGGAAGGGATGCGTTCTTACTTCGCGAAGCTCACACCTGGTCTGATCCCGGTTTCAGAGAAAGGCCGGGGAGGCTCCGATGAAGCCCGTGGCATTAACCCCGGGAAGAATGAGCGCCCTGCAGCTGCGGCGGCAGGGCTTTTCACCGCACCCAACGTTTAAGGAGTAATAAGAATGTCGAATCCAACTTTCGCTACAGGTTATCTTCCCCGAGAAGCAGGCAAGCCTGTCACCAAATTTCGCCTCGTGAAATCCGTGGGCGGCAAAATCGAGCACGCAGGCTCAGATGCAATCCCCTTTGGTGCGATCACCGAGTCTGCAGCCCCCCAGCAGGAAGACGCGCATAACGCGCTCTACCACGGATTGCCGAAGCGCGTTCGGGTACACACGAGCCAGGTTGTCGTTCCTCTCGAGGTCTCAGGATCTGGGATCACCATTGATTCGAAAGTCTATGCAGCCGAGGATGGGAAAGTCGCATCCACCGGCACCGTGGGGGTTGGTTGGGCTGTGGCAGAGCCCAAAAATGGGCTGGTTAAGGTTTCCCTTTTCCATCCTGCAGGCCTTACTGCGTAGCAAGAAAAGAATACCGCTTTAAGAGATCCGCCACCGTAGGCGGATTTTTTATACCCAATTTTCCTACTGAAAGGGGAAAAATATGGCTCAGCATCTGACCTCCGCCTACGGGGGCGACACCCTCACTGTTGACTCAATTATCAAAGATCCCACGTGGCTCCAGGAGCGCACACTCGAAAATCTCGACGGAACAGACCTGGTAAAAGCTATTTTTCGTAACGGTGGCACAAACGACGGAGTCGTTGCATATCGAGAGGCTGCAGCGCCTTTCCTTAATGACGATGCCGAGGTCGTCCCAGAGTTTTCTGAAATCCCCGTCGCTGACCTGAACCAGGGTCGGGTCAAAAAGCTGGTTTCTGAGAAAACTGGTGTCGCTGTTCGGATTTCCCGAGAAATGATCAAGAAAAATAAGATCGACCAAGTGAGCCTGCGCCAGACGGCCTTGCAAAACACCATGGTCAAGAACGGTGTCGAGGCGGCAGTGAAAGCTTTTCGCGCTGCACCGATTCAGACTCTTGGGGTGAGTGCAAACTGGGGCGACACGGACGCCTCGCCGATGTTTGATATCCGTCAGGCAAAGCGCAAGGTCAGCAAAGCGAAAGCCCCGAACCAGCCCAACGCGCTGATGGGGTATCGGGCTGACACAATCCTTTGCTCTCCTGCATCGACTGATCTGATGCTTTTTCACGAGGAAGTCCAGCGTTTTTACCGGGGCAACGCGGCAGTGGAAAACCCCATCTTTAAAGGCATCACTCCTCAAACCATCGCAGGCTTGCGCGTGATCGAGTCTGCGTGGATGCCAGATGACGAGATTTACGTTCTTCAGGCTGGGGTTGCCGGTTTTGAATCTGTTACTGATCCTCTGACGGTGACTCCGCTGTATTCTGAGCACGGAGAAAACGGGTACGGTGGCGCAAATCAGTCGTGGCGGATGGATGCTTTCCGCGAGCGCATCCTCGCCGTTGATAATCCTCTGGCGGTTGTGAAAATCACAGGATTTGAGGCGTAACCATGGCCGAAGTCAAGATCAACGTGGATGATTGGTATCAGCCAGCTCATGGTCGCCGGATCCACCGCCGCCGCGATGACCTGGTTGAAGTCGATGACCGGCTCATCGACTGGCTGCTGCGGTCGGGGATCGCAGTCCTTCCCGGAGAACCTCAGGAAGCAGAGGACACCACACAAGAGGAGCCCCCTGCGGACGAGGGGCAAGAAGACTCTGAGGATGCTCCCGAAGAGGAGAAGAAAACCCCTCGCCCGCTGAGCGCGGCGAATCGTGCGACCTGGGATGCCTACGCACGCACCCAGGGAGTAGATCCCGCAAAGTTCAAGTCTAAGGAAGAGCTCATCGCAGCTCTTCCTTAGAGGGAGGAGGAAGCATGAGTCTTGTGGCGGTTGAAGATCTTCTTCTTCCCCGAGTTCTTGATGATTTTGAGAAGGATCTAGCGCCGAAGCTTTTGGAAGAAGCGGAGATGATTCTTCGAGCAGCTTTTTCTCGTGCGGGGCGTTCCCTTGATACGGAGCTTGCCGTTGAGTGGGTGAGTTTCACTGCGCGTCGCGTTATCAAAGAGATGGTGACGGCGGCGCTTCTCATTGGAGCATCTCGCGGGATGCGCTCTGCAACTTCGACGACCGGCCCACAATCCGACTCAGTGACCTGGGCAGATGTGGAATCCGTCGCTCTTGGAGGCCTGGTTCTGACCGAGAAGCACCGTCTCGATTTGGGACTGTCAGGTGGTGGCCCTAAGTTTCGATTCCCTCCTCCGGGGCGGTGGCCTGAAAGCACCTATGAAAGGAGCTACTACTGATGCTTCGCCCAGATGAATGCGGGGAAACCATCCTTGTGAAAGGAGCGGTTATTGGCCGAGATCACAGAGGCCGACCGGCATATGCGCCTGATAAAAAGATTCAGCACTGTGTCGTTAGCCCTGCTGGTGATCAGGTGGTCAAAGGCGGCGGGTTTGCTCACGGGGATATTTCACGACTGCAGATCATCGCACCTGCGGGGACTGAGGTTCGTGACGGGGATGTGGTGGTGATCCGTGGTGAAGAATTCATCGTGGAGCAGCGGCGATCTTTTGATTATTCGTTTGGGCGGCGCCCGGTGCTTCGGAGACATCAGCCTAAGGCTGTGTTCATCGTGGAGCGGGGGGAGGTTTCGGAAAATGTCTCTTGATTACAGCGCGCTTTTTCGTGAAATGGCATCCCAGCCGCAGGTGAAGGAAGCTGTGAGGAAGAAAGCTGAGCAGCTGAAAGAGTACATGGTGTTGCGTTGGCCTGAGGTGAATCAGCTGAATGATTCGCAGCGGGCGTTTCTTCAGAAAAGCCCAGAGCATGCGATTCTGATCACGGAAGCAACCGAGGGCACGAACCGCCCCGTGCACATCGTAACGGTTCGCCGCCCCGACGCTGTTTCGCACCAGGCAAAAACATCCTTTGCCACTAGGGCGGTGAAGGATGTTTCCTGACCTCGGGATGACGCCGGATCCTGTCAGTTTGGTTTATCGCGCGGTGTTGCAGCTTCTCCCCGAGTCTGAGGCTGATGTTGTCCACGAGCTGCAGCTCCCCAGCGGGTATAACTGCCATGAGCAGGGGATCGCCATCGTCATCATGGGCGATGTTTCCCAAACAGATGACACGGTGCATTCCAGAGACCTAGTGAAGATCAATGTTTTTGGGCCAACCCGTGCCGGGGTCCGCAGAATCGGCCGCACACTCTATACGGCCCTGACCCAGGGGATTGCTGGCATTGGGCTTGGTGTTTCCAAGAAGCATTCGGTTTTCTTCGGGGATGGGCCGAGTTTCAAGCCCACTGGGTTTGTGTGCACGATGAGCATCTCGGTGGGGATGAGCAAGCTTTTCCGGTGACACCGCAAAACATTTTTAGGCGCCTTATGGGCGCCTTTTTCTATACCCATTGAAAGGGGAAAATAATTATGGCTAGAAACCGCACAGTAGGCCTTGACCTGCGAGTTCTTGAGGACCGTCAGGTTCTTGTCAATTTCAGTGATAATCCGATCATTGACAAAAAGTCCGGTGCGTTCATTGGGGCTTGGGAGTCGCTCGGCGTTGAGCCTGAGGGGTCTCAGCACTCGCGCACCCGAGAGGTCACCTCCAACACCACAAACTTGACCGGTGGTCAGACCGCGACGTCGTATGCGGCGGGTGCGATCACCGCCGCCGTTGATGGCATTGAGGGTTCGCCGGTTATGCGCCACATCGAAAACCCGGGTGCAGTGATCCAGGATGGCACCACATATGGTGAGCACTCCTCCCGCGTTGCTAAGGCTTACGTGGCATTCGTCCACAAGTTCACTTCTGGCTTGGTGCGTATTTGGGTGACACGCGAAAAGGCCGAGCTAACCATCAATGAGAGCGTGACCTCCAAGGATCCGCAAGCAGTCCCGGTGACCATCACATTCAAAAACGGCGCAGACGAGTTCTACTACGAAGAGCGTTTCTACATCGTTGGAAAGGATGGCAGCGTGGCGCGAGTCGAGGAGAAAATCTTCAAAGACGTGGATGATCTGCGTGATCAGATTGAAAAGGGCACGGCGTTCTTCCCGAAGGCTTCCGGAGATAACCTCAAGGCGATGGTTGTGAAGGAAACGGATTCGAGTGGGGTGAAGCTCGCCGAGTACGAGGCCCCCGCTGATGAAGCTTCCCCTGAGGTGGCGAAAGCTCAAGGAACCTTCGCCCTGAAGGGTGCAACGGGCGGCACTTTCACCATCACTGTGGGCGACCACACGACCACGGCGCTGGCGCATAATGCTTCTGCCGATGATGTTCAGAAGGCGCTGGTCGCTGCAGGTGAGGGCACCGCCGAGGTTGTGGGTGAAGCTTCAACCGGCTTCATCGTCCGGAAGGTTGCGGAGAAGCCTATCGTGGACGCTTCGTCTCTGACGGGCGGTTCGTGGCCTAAGGCTGTGACTGTGTCTTAACTGATGTGATTTTTTAATCACCCTCTCGCGCCGCATAGGTTTGCACGGCGCCGAGAGGGTTTTCTCAACCCCCGCTTAATCAAGGAAGGAATCTAGCCCATGGCTACCACCAACGAAACCCCCAACGAGACCGTGAACGAAACCACGGAAAAAGAAACCACCCCCCGCGCACCAGAACACAAAGACGGCATTTACACCGAATTCGATGTGGAATTAGCAAACGGCGTTCGCATAAACGTCGAGGTCATCACCGATGACGATAATCTGCCGGCGCGTTTTTCCGAGATGGCGTTTTCCGGAAACTTCGAGGGAGCCATCCTCGCAAAGCTCACACCTTTCACCCGGAAGGTAATTGACCTTGCGGGGGCCTCACGCAAGGATCTCCGCGAAGTTCTTGCCCCCATCGTGGATCGTGCGAACGAGCTTGAGCAGGCGTAGCTGTGAATGCGCGCCAGATTCTTGATGACTATCCGGGCGCGTGGGTCACATTCTTTTCCCTCGGGCGTGAATTCCGCGCCCGGATGGACCCCATGTGGCTGGGGGTGGAAAACCTCTCCCGGCTTCTGGAAAACCCCTGCCTTGCGCTGCAGCTTTTTGATACCCGCTCACAAATGCGGGTCATGGCTGCAGATCCCACGGGGAAAAAATTCTCCACTATTTTGCGGGATTATGCCGATGCCTGCGGCATCGGTTTTCCGGGGCTTTTCAAAATCATTCAAACACTTGCGCACGTTGAGCTTTTAGAAATTGATCTTTTGCGCCTTGGCCTGGAGATCAAAGAATGGCTCCGCCCGGAAGGTGAGCTATCGACCCGCAGGGTATGGCTGCTGATTGAGGATTTTGAAAAGCGGCCAGAAACCCGACTCGGGGCCAGGCATTCACGCATTGAGCCGATGCGTAAAGAGGGGATCATCGCGGCTCATATCTTCGCCCAAAACACGGGCGAAAAATCGATTACCCACCCATTCCTTGAATCTCCTGAGGATATTGCAGCGGCCCAGGAGCAGGCCCTTGTGGATGCTGAAATCCGCGGTCGAATCAAAAATCAAAAGCCAGCGGAAATCCAGGATGGCGGGTTTGCTTCGCCTGATGATTTCGCAAGCGCTCGAGAGGATTCTTTAGCTGCGTTGGCGGCCCTAGAGAAAGGCATGTGATGAGCAGCGGATTTGTGGCTGTCCCCATTATTCCCGTTTTTAAGGGGATGTCGAAGGAATTCGCCGAGCGGTTGGAGCGCCCTGCGAAAGCTTCCGGTGAGCGTGCTGGGAAAGCTATGAGCCAGGGGCTGGCCTCCGGGGTGAAAAGCCTGGAGGGGCAGGTCGCAGCATCCAAGCGGAAGCTTGAGGATCTTGACCGCGCCCAGGAACGCTCCTATGCGAAACAGGAGGAGAAAAGGCACGCTGTTGAGGCTGCGACGCTAGCCTTGGCCGCTGCTGAGGAGAAATATCAAAAGGCCGTTGATGCAGGGAAGACGGGCACTGATGAGCTTGCGCGTGTTGCACGAGCCAAGGGTGCGCTTACGAAAGCTAATCACAATCTTCGTGATGCGGAGATCGAGGTGACCGTTGCTGAGCGCAAGCACAAGGATCAGCTCGATGATCTCAACCGGACCATGGGAAAGTACCAGACAGCGCAGCGTGAGGCTGAGAAAGCGACGAAGAAGTCTGGTGGTGCGTTTTCTTCACTCAAGAGCGGCTTAGCTGAGGCCGGCGCCGGATTTGATCTGATGTCTTCGAAGATCAAGACTGCGATGGGGCTTCTCGGTGGCGCCGGTCTTGCTGGGTCGTTCCGGGCGACGACGAAGTCGGGCATGGAATATGAGTCTGCGATGGGCACGCTAAATGCGGTGTCTGGTGAAACGGCAGAAGCGATGGCCAAGGCCGCCGAGCGTGCTCGTGAGCTTGGTAATGATGTTGCGTTGCCTGGCACGTCTGCTGCGACAGCGACTGCTGCGATGGTGGAGCTCGCCAAAGGTGGGATGAACGTCCAGGAAGCTATGGATGCTGCGCGTGGCACGATTGCGCTTGCTGCTGCTGCCCAGATCGATGGTGGTCAGGCTGCGGAGATTCAGGCTGCTGCGCTGAATACTTTTTCTTTGAAGGCTGATCAGGCGGGCCGTGTTGCGGATGTTTTGGCGAATTCGGCTAATGCTTCTGCAGCGGAGCTCACGGATATTGCGCAGGGCATGCAGCAGGGTGGCACGGTTGCTGCCCAATTCGGGCTTTCGCTTGAGGACACTGCCGCTGCCTTGGGCATGTTTGCGAATTCGGGTATTCAGGGATCAGACGCCGGTACGCTGCTGAAAACGTCGCTTCTTGCATTGACTGACCAGGGAAAACCTGCCCAGGCCGCGATCAAAGAGCTTGGTCTCACTGTTTATGATTCGCAGGGCAAGTTTGTTGGTTATTCGTCTTTGATGGGGCAGCTTGAGAAAGCCTCCAAGCGAATGACAGATGAGCAGTATCAGGCCGCTACGGCGACGCTATTCGGAAGTGACGCCATGCGTATGGCGGGTATCGCAGCCAAGCAAGGCCAGGCCGGATTCGACAACATGCGGAATGCGGTCGAGCGTCAGGGGGCTGCACTTGATGTTGCTTCGGCAAAAATGGTGGGTCTTCCAGGGGCGATGGAGAAATTCAAGAATTCGCTGGAAGAAGCCGGACTGTCGATCTATGAGCACATCAAGGGGCCTCTCACTCAAATCGTTGAGAAGGGTACCGAGGTTGTTGGATTCTTCTCCGGAATCTTCAACACGTTGATGGAAATCCCAGGTGCTGCGGAGCTTGCCACAGGTGCGATCCTTGGCACCGTTGGTGTGCTCGCTGGCCTTGGTGCCGCGTTCGTCACCGCCACTGCGGGAATGGCCATTTTCAACACAGCCAAGGGCATTATGACGGGGCTGACCGTGGCAAACAGCGCCGCACTCGTGGCAAACAGCGCAGCTCTCGAAGGCACTGCTTTGGCAGCCGCCCAAGCAACGTTCGGGGTTAAAGCAATGACCACGGCGCTGCTCACAAGCCCCCTGACGTGGATCGCAGCTGCGGCGGTTGCCGCTGGCGTCGCACTCTGGGCTTTCTTCACGAAAACCGAGTCAGGCCGGAAGCTGTGGGATCAACTCGTCGGCGGTTTGAAGGCAGGCTGGGAATGGGTCAAAGGTGTTTTTATTGCAGGCTGGGAAAAATCGATTGAGGTCTTTGGCCGAGTAAAAGCCTCCCTAGAGGAGCTTTTTGCGGCGTTCCAAGGTGATGATTTCGGGGTCGGTGCGCTCTCGAGCTTCTTTGGTGAAGAAGCGGCGAAGAAAATCGCTGGCTTTTTCGATGCCGCTGGAAGCAAATGGGAAGATTTCAAATCGAAGCTGAAATCTTTTTCCCCCGGCGATTTATGGGCTGGGTTCACTGATGGCCTTGCCACGCTCGGCGAAGCCTTGGAGCCAGTGCGCCAGATTTTGGCGGATTCCTTGGCCGGGACTTTTGAATCTTTGAAGAGCTCCGGTAGCGCGCTGTGGGAGATTCTGAAGAATCTCACGAGCTCGCTCAGTGGTGCTTTCCTCTCCATCTTGCAAGGAGTCTGGGGCCTGCTCAAGGGCGTGTGGGATCTCATTGGGCCGCTGCTCATCCCCGCATTGAAGATCATTGGTGCCGTGATCGGTGGTTTAGTCATCGGTGCCGTGATTGCGTTTGCAAAGACCTTGGAAGCGCTTGCATGGGGTTTGTCGAAGGTCCTTGAAGCGATCAATTGGGTCGTGGAGAAGATCGGCGGGCCTTTGATCAGCGCGATTGGGCTTGCTGCTCAGTGGCTGGGAGAGAAGCTCGGCGGGGTACTGTCCTGGGTCAAGGATGCTGCCATTGCCGCTTTCCAGTGGATCAGCGACAAGTGGAAGTGGCTCACCGAGGCTTTTAGCACGGGCTGGGGATGGCTCCGCGACAACGTCTTGAACCCGGTTGTGGGGTTCTTCACCGGGACGTTGTGGCCGGCGATTCAGAAGGCAATTGAGTGGATCGCCGATAAGTGGGATTGGCTCAAAGACATGCTGGTCACAGCTGCGCTGTGGATGTTTGACAACGCGATCATGCCATATGTCAGGGGTTTCCAGTGGCTGTGGGAGAAAGCTACAGCTGTTGCTGATTGGATCAGTGAGAAGTGGAATTGGCTTTCCGGCAAGCTCCAAGAAGGCTGGGCCTGGGTTGATTCCAACGTTTTCCAGCCGATCCACAGTGGGCTGGAAACGCTACAGGGCTGGTATCAGGCTGCGGTTGATGGCATCGGTCGGACGTGGGATTCGCTGAAAGCGAAGACCGCAGCACCGATTAACTGGGTTATCGATTTCGCCTACAACAACGGCATCCGCACCGTGTGGGATAGCGTGGCAAGCCTTCTGGGAATGGAGGACAAGAAGCTTCCAGAAATCCAGAAGATTGCTTTCGCCCGTGGCGGGATTACGCCTGGTCCGGCGACTCCGGGCCGGGATATTCATCGGTATTTCTCTCCAACTGGTGGCTTCCTGGAGCTATCAGGGCGTGAAGCAGTGATGCGCCCTGAGTGGACTGAGGCCATGGGTGAGGATTATGTGCATGCGATGAATGCTGCTGCCCGCTCTGGCGGGGTGGCTGGTGTGCGGAAGAAGATGCGAGAAGCCGCAGCGCACTACCACACTGGTGGTGTGGTGCAGCGGTTCGCGAATGGTGGAATCATCGGGTCGATCACCGGCCTGCTTAACCGATTCTTCCCCAACATGAGCATCACCTCGACGCTGCGCAACACGGCTGACCTGCATGGTCAGGGGAAAGCCGTGGATGCATCAGATGGTTTTGATACGACCCCGGGGATGCAGGCGCTGGCGAGGTTCTTCTACGAGAACTATGGCAGTGGGCTGGCTGAGCTGATTCACTGGCCGCTCAAAGGTTGGCAGAACATCGACGAAGGTCGCCCCTTCGACTTTGGCGAGCCAACCAATAGCCAGCACCGCAATCATGTGCATATCGCTTCGCATGCTGCATTGCCTGCCCCGGAGGATGCAGAGTCGTGGCTAGCGAAGATCGGCGAGTCGATCAAATCCGGCGTTGGCGGGGCGATGAATTTCGCCCGCTCAAAGGTTGCTTCTTTGATCGGTTCTGTTCTTGATCCGATCGAGAAAGCGATTCCCGATTTCGGCCCCGGGCTGCTTGGTGAAATCGGCAAGCAATCATTCGGCAAGATCGTCGGTGACTTCAAAGCATTCATCGAAGGTAAAGCTGGTGCCGTGAAGGGTGCAGGCTCTTACGATGGCGCTGGTGGTTCAAGCGGGAATGCGGAGTCGTGGCGGTCGATGGCGATGGAAGCCATGCGTCGCCAGGGGTTCAATGCTGATGATCCATCCCAGGTCAGTGCAATGCTTGCCCAGATTCAATCCGAGTCTGGGGGTAACGCTGGTATTGCGCAGCAGATCGTGGATGTGAACGGAACCGGCGACGTTGCTGGTGTTGGTTTGTTGCAGATCATTCCTGGCACATTTGCGGCACATCGTGACCCCACATTGCCGAATGATCGCCGTGATCCGTGGGCGAACATGAACGCGGCTTTGCGTTATTATCGCTCGCGTTATGGTGGGGATTTGACCACAATGTGGGGCAAAGGCCATGGTTACGCCGCCGGTGGCGTTTTGCCTGGGTTCACACCCGGGCGGGATGTGCACAGGTTCTTCTCTCCCACGGCAGGCGCTTTGGACCTGTCCGGAGGCGAAGCGATTATGGTTCCTGAGTGGACGCGGGCCGTTGGTGGCCCGGCTGCTGTGGCTGCAATGAACGTCGCCGCACGCGGCGGTCGGGCATCCACTCCGCCTACACCGGGGGCTTTCGCCAATGGCGGAGTCTTCACCGGTGGGGCAGCCGGCTTTGACACCACGCAGATTACAAAAGCTCTGGAAGATCTCACAAAGCAGCTCCAGGCTGTGGCGGATCCCAAGACTGTTGAGGGGATCACGGCACGGGCGGTGGCTACTGAAATGGGAGAAATCATCTCCAGCCTGGGGTTGGAGGAGATCGCGTCCGTTACGAATGCTGTGATTGGTGCGGAAAAAGAGCTTTTGGATGCGCGTGAAGCGCATGCTGCGCGGCTTTCGGAGATTGCGGAAAAATCAGCGGCGTTGGAGGAAGCTCAAAAGGCTCTCGCCGAGGCCCAAGCCGCATCCACGGAAATGAGTGTCCAGGATAAGCGCAAGCTTGAGGATGCGATGCGTGGCGTGGAGGAAGCGAAAACCCCTAATAAGAAGGGTGAGGTGGACGCAGATAAGGTTGCGAAAGCTGAAGAAAAGCTTTCTCGCGTGCGTGAGGATTTGGCAGCGAATGGTGTCAAGTCTGAGGAAAAGCGGGCCTCTGAGGTAAAGAAAGCCGCCGATCAGGTGGCTAAAGCTGAGGGTGAGCTCGCCCAGGCGAGGATGAAGTCCATCAGGGCTCTTGATATGCCTTTGCATTCTTTGGTGCCCCAGATCAGTCAGCTGGCTTCTGCTGGTGCGGAAGCTGCAAGCCGGTCGGGTCTTGGTGGGGTTGCTGATGCGCTCTCCACTCTTGCGGGTGTGACTGGCCCTGCTGGTATGAGCGTTGGCATGGTGATCCAAACCGCGAAAACCGGCATCAGAATGGTGAAGTCTGTTGTTGATGTTGTTAAGGGTTTTGTGGAGAAGATCTTTGCGGCGCGCCATGAGGCTCGGAGAGTTTTTGCTGAAGGTTGGGAGGTGATTGCGAAATATGCGGCCCTAGTTGTTGAGATGCAAGGAAATGTTTCGAAGCTTCAGCAGGAGCTTGTGCGTGGGGCGAATGCGATTCGCGTTGCGGAGTTCAATCTCAAGTCTGCGATCAATGATCGGCTCGTGGCTGAGGCTGAAGGCATTTTGTCTGTGGCCCAAGCCAGGATGGCCCTGGATAAGGAGCTGGAGAAGGGTGCGGTTTCTGCGCATCTGCGGCTGATGGGGTTGCAGGAAGATTGGGATACCTACCGGGAGTTCGAGTCGAAGGTTGCTCAGGGTGCGCTGCAAGCATGGTCGGACGGTGCTATTAGTGCGCTGTTCAGTTATGAGGCTGCGCGGGCGAAGGCTTTGCAAGCAGAGCTTAAGGCGCGCGTTGATCAGATCAAGGCGGAGCAGGCTCTTGCTGATGCTCAACGGCTCCACACCCGGAACCAGTTTGATCTACTGAAAGCCCAAGAGCGCCTCATCCGAATGACCGCAAAGGTTGCCGGTGTGGATCTCGAAGAAGCCACAGGCACGGCCCAGGTGGCGAAGCTGCTTGCTGAGCTTGCCAAGGTGAAAAGCGCAGCTGACCGGAACATTTTGGGCCGGTGGGGTGCCGCCATGGGTGCTAATGGTACCTGGGCGAACGAATACCGTGGGCAGCGCGCACAGGAAGCCGGGTTAAGGGATGCGGTCAGTGCCGTGCTCCAAGAAACCGGTGTCGCGTTGGACCCGTCGAAGATGGAACGTGTTCTTTCTTTGATGGCTCAGACGCAGTTCCGTGGTGGGGATGTTATGGCTGCTCTTCGGGCGAATCTGCCCGAGTTGGCGGCTGCGGAAACCGCGCTGAAGGTGAGTGAATCTTTGCGCCCGGTTTTCGATGCTCGTGATGCGAAGCTTTCTGCAGATCGGGCTTTGGAAGATCTCCGCTCTGAGATTGATCTTTTCGAAAAAACCCACCCGCTCGAAGAAACGGTCAAGGGGCTTGACCATTCTGTGAAGTCCCTTGATCGTGCGTCTGAGGCGTGGGCATCTGGGAATGAGAAGATCCGTGGCGATTTCTTGGCTGCATCGAAGGCGAGTGCTGATGCTGCAGCTGGGCATGGTGTGCGGTGGAAGCTCGATGAGCGCTACGCCGCTGCTGTGCAGGAGAAGATTCAAAAAGAGGTCACAATTCATCTCAGTGGCCGTGAGATGTATACGGCGGCGGAGGTAGATCGGCTGCTTGCTGAGGTCACGGCTGGGTCGAATGTGTCAGCAAAGACTGTGATTTCTTCTACGACTGTGGCTAATTCTCGCAGGAAGGAGCTGGTCTAAGTGCTGAAGGTTACGCTGATTTCTGTAACCGGTCGCTCTTATGAGCTCACCGGTGTGCAGGGGTCGTCTCCGGTGCTTGCCCCCGAGGATGCTCTTCGGGGGCTGGTGTGCAAAACCGACCGGTCGGATATCTCGTGGCCTGGGCGGGCGGGTGTTGTACCTGGCCGCCTACGGCTTGGCTCGCTCCAAGCCGAGATCCCGTTTTTCCTGAGCGCGGATTCTGGCACCGAGATGGAGGAAATTTACCGGGAGTTTCGGCAAGGGTGGTCGTTGCATCAGCCGTCAGTTTTTGTGATTGATGCTGATCGCCCGGGTGGTCCTTGGTTTTTCCCGGTGGTTTTGGATCGGCCTTTGCCTGGGACCGGTGTGAATCCTCGGGCACGGACCTCCATGACGTTGTCGGTTCCTGTTTTTTGCAAGCAGGGTGTGGCAACCTCGGGTGTGATGACCGGAGAAGATAACGTCACAGTGACAAATTTCGGTGATGTGATCGTATACCCCAAAATCACGAATTCAGGGCAGGGTGGGCAAGCCGTGGGACCGTCCGGAGCAGCTTTCCGGATTCCTCCGGCATCCCAAGCCCCCCTGATCGATTTGGACCCGGGAAAGCTCCGCATTGATGGGATCTTCCCGGAGGGCGTGATGCCTGGAAAAACCGGGACGTGGAAACTCCCACCTGGTTGCACTCTTGAATGGGTGATCGGGGTTGTAGACCCCTGGGCTTAAAAACTTTTTGGCGGGGGCTGGCCCTCCCCGCTACCAAAAACTTCTTTTCAAAAAATTAAAAGTGGGGTGTTGTGATGGATTGGGAAGCATGGCAAAAGCATGTTGATCACATCGTGGCTGAGCGGGGGCGATGGTTCGGCATCGGTGATGGTGATGGGAAGCCTCTTTTTAGTCTTGATGTTCCGAGCAGCCAGGTGAGTCCTGAGCAGTGGATGGATTCCGCAGATTTGGAGATCACGCTCCCTGCAACAACCCCGGATTTGGAGCCCACGCTCGCTGCGCAAAAATTATTTTTTGATGGGCTTTCCGGGTTTGATATTTCTGGGAAGCCTTTGAGTGTTGCGGATGCGGATTACACGCTGCTTGTGGCGATGCCTGGCGTGGGTGGGAGGGTTGTTCGCCGGGGCGGGCTTATCACGCACACCACGGCTGATGACCCAGAGAATAGCGGGGTGCCGAAAGAGATCACAATTCATGCCCTGAACTGCATGGATGTGTGGAATACGATTCCTGCGGCTTCCTGGCCAGCGGCGTGGTGGGCAGCCAAGCCATACCCGCGCAAAAAGGATGAGGCGGGGATCGAGTATCCGGAATCGTGGCTGATGGCAAAGATTGAGATGGCCACAAAATCGAATTTTACTTTCAAGCAGGGCAAAGCTGGTTTTGTGATTCGAAGGCTTGCTCAGGAATCTTTGGATGCTGCGATGATGACGCAGGAAGACCCCGGTGGTCCCAGGTGGGTGGATGATCCTTACCATGTTGTGGAGGTTCCTGAGGTGGATTCTTCCCCGGAGATTCTTCTTGAAGCTCGTGATGGGATGCTGTGGGAGACGGTTGCGGGGCAGGCGAAAAACGCTGGGGTGATTCTTGGTGCCAGGATGTGGTGGCCAGGGGATCCGCCTGTGAGGTGCTGGACGCCTGCCACATCTTCGATGTCCCCGGAGCAGATGGATATTAGCCCATCGGGCGGCACACCGTATAGGAAGCTTGAATATCGGAGTTTTTCTCACGCGATGGTTGTTTTGATGGTGAAGGAGGTTGCGTGATGTTGCCGTATTTTGTTGCTGACCAGGCGAAAGTTACTGTTTTGAGGCCTTTGGCATCGAGCGCCTTCGGAAAATATTCTCTGATCCTTCCTGAGGATGTTGGGGTGGAGGATGTGCATAAGCTTTCGGCCCCGGGGAATGAACTGGGGTTTGTGGCGTCTCTTTCTCGGCGCCGGGTCGGTGGCATGGCGCGGCGGTTCGTTCGTGCGGATGTTTCGATCAAAGCCGTGGATGCTCGCTCGGAGGATTGGATTCCATCGTCTGATGTTCATTCGGTTTTGTCTGAGGCAAAGGAGCGTGTGAGTGCGGATTTTTTCCTTGAATCGGATATCTCCCTAGCGGGCTTAGGGGATTGGCGCCCCTTTGTTGATTTTCAGCTGGGGGATAAGGCTCGTGTGGATATTTTCGGCATGGTTGTGGTGATGGCCGTGACTCGGATTGAGCCGAAGATTTCTGATCATTCGGAGGATGATTGGCTGGTGCATGTGGGTGCGCAGTTGGTTTCGGATGATCAGGCGCGTTTGGCTGCAAATGAGGTTTTGCGGCGTGCGGTTGTGGAGAATTTGAAGGAGTTGGCGGGTGTTTCTGCGCAGGCTTCTCGGGCGGTGTCTGCTGCTGCGGAGGCTTCGAGTGTTGCGGCTGGTGCGCAGTCCACGGCCAATGAGGCGTCGAGTGCTGCGGCGGATGCTCAGTCTAAAGCTGATCGTGCGGTGGTTGTTGCTGAGTCTCAGGGGAAGTTGGCGAGGGAGGCGATTCAGGTTGCGGCTTCTTCGAGTGCGGAAGCACGGGAGGCCACGTCGCGGGCCATGTCTGCGGATTTGGCGTCTGAGGAGGGGAAACGGATCGCGATTGCAGCGAACACGACCGCGAATCAGGCGCAGCAGACGGCGATTGAGGCCAACACCAGGACAAACCAGATTCAGCAGACCGCTATTGAGGCTAATGAGCGCTCGATTAAGGCAGTGGGTGAGGTTGCTGCGGCGAATGCGAAAGCGAATGATGCGCAGCAACGCGCGATTGAAGCTAACTCGACGGCGCTCACCCTTGCCCCCAGGTTTTTGCATATCGATGACGGCAAGCCCGGTTTTTATGGCAGTTCTTCAGGGAAGCTTTCCACGGGTGCGGAATTTGGAAGCTTGGAATTTCGGAGAACAACTTTTACAAAAAATTCCGGTGCGGCTTTTGTCTCCAAAGCTGGGTGGCAAGGTTCCATCCTGATGATTTGCGTCGCAACGAATGGCGCGACCGACATAACAGCGACGGAAATTACGCAGGCAGGCCAAGTCCATGAGATGCACGCTGGCGGTTCTTTCCAGGCGTATCGGTCTGCGACCGTGGTTGTTCTCCCAGTTTTTAGCGAAAGAAAGGGGTAAAAATGCCCAGAGTGAAAGGTAAGCTTTCGACGATCACGGAGCGTCCTTCGTCGATTCGGGAGGTGTGGATTAGGCCGCCTTCCACCCGGCCAGGGGGAGTGGGCCTAATTGTAAAAGAGCCAGCCCGGGTTCTGGTGGATGACGCCGGTGAGTTCACCGTAGATCTGGCTCTTGGGTCAGGTGTTTTGAGCTTGATCGGCCTGGAAGGCATCGGGCGGGAGTCCATCCCCATTTTGATTCATGAAGGCACCGCCACGATCCGTCAGGCGGTGGAGGACGCGAAGGATTTCACCCCGGAAGTTGCGGACAAACTCGCTGAACTAGCGGCGGAAACGCAGAAGAATTTGGAAGAAGCCCGTGGGGTCAAGGCTGAGGCTGATAGTGCCACGGGCCGGATGCGTGAGGCTGCGCAGGCTTTAAAAGATTCTGTGGCTGGTGCGATTGCTGAGGCCACGGCTGGGATTAAGAAAAGCGGGTCTGAGCTTTTAGCGTCCATGCAGGTGTTGCAGTCTAGGGCTGCTTCTTCCGAGTCTGAGGCTAAAGAATCTGCTCAGGGTGCGGAGGTTTCACGTTCTGCGGCGTTGGCGTCTGCGTCGGCTGCGTCCTCGTCTGCTGGTGAGGCTGCGGAGTCGTTGGCGGGTTTGCGTGCGAAGATTGAAGAGTGGAAGCCCCACGGGGAGCAGCTCACGCAGTGGCAGCCACAGTTTGAGTGGTTGAAGGAAAATGCTGCGAGCGGGTTCACCAAGATCACGGAGCTTATGCAGGATGCGGCGGCTGGTGTGCGTGGTGAGCTATCTGGGTTGGTGGAGCAGGCTAAAACTGCGCAATCCACGGCGGGGCAGCACGCCCTTAAAGCGCAGGCTGCGGCGAATAATGCAGAATCGGTGACGAACCGCGTTGTGGATGCGGCGATTAATAAGCTCATTGGTGGGGCTTCTTCTGCTTATGACACGCTCAAAGAGCTTGAGGATAAGCTCACGAGTCAGGATTCTGTTGCTGCGGCGATTATGCGACAGTTGGCGGAAAAAGCGTCACAAGCGGATGTGTCGGCGCTCGCCCAGAAGGTCACGAGTTTGGGGATTGATGGGGTGCGTGGGTTGTCTGCGGCTTTGGCTGGTAAGGCGCCGGTTTCGCATCGGCATAGCACCCCGGAAATTAATGGGCTTGATGAGCTGATTTCGGCGATTCGCGGTGAAGTTCAAGCTAGGGCCACGTCTGAGTGGGTGAGCAATGAAGTGTCGTCCATTAAGGGCCAGTTGAATCAAAAGATTGAGGCCGGGAATTTGGGGTCGTTGTTGTCTCAAACGTCGGAGTTTTCGGGGTTGAGCACGCAGGTTTCGCAGGTGTCGCGTGATATGCCAAAAATTGAGCATGTGAGTTCGCTGCCTTCTTATCCCGACGCTGAGAAGATTTACATGGTGTGGGAGTGACGCGTGTCTATTTTTCGTGATTCTCGTGAGCTACGAGAAATTTATGCAGGTGGGCGCGCAATCAAGGAAATCTATAAGGGCAATCGTCTCGTGTGGTCTGGCCGTGATCAGGCTATGAAGGGGTTTGAGTTCTTTTTCTCGATGGCTGAGCTTTCCACGCGGAGTGTTTCGGGTGCGTGGGTGCAGTATCGAAAAAATACGGCGTCGTGGCAGCGCACGGTTACCGCCCCGGATTCTTCCAGAACGGCGGATTTTTACTTTCTCGCTAAAGAAGGCTCTTCGCTGTCGATGACGCTTAAGGGGCGGAATATTTTCACTTTTGAGTTGAAAAACGGCAGGCTGAAAACGTCGTCCGATGGTGATTATGCTGCGAAAATGCGCACGGATGATGCTTATTCCACATCGGAATATCGCTTGGTGCGTGTGCAGTTTTTCACGTCTTGGTATGGGTATGCGTATCAGGTTGATGTGTCTGGGACGAAGCTTGCAAGCGAAAATAACGGCGGCGGTTTCACTAAGGGCGAGAATTGGATAACCCCTGGTAACGTGGAGTTTTTCGCCACGAATATCCCCATTCTGGCGTTTTTCGGAGGAAGCACCGATCTCACGGCACACATGGGGCGAAGTTCCGCCTTTTCGAGCCAAAAAAGTAGCGGTTGGTGGAAGCCTCATGATTTCCTTTTCCCTCCCAAAGTTCAAAAACAGTGGATTATCGGCGGCGGAAACGGTGGGCAAGGCGGTAGCGACTACGACAACGGCGCTACAGGCCCCAACGGCCGGGTTTTGCAATTGCCTAATAATTTACCTGCTGGGACGCTCTCTATCGGCAATGGAGGGCAAGGCGGGCGCGATTATTGGAAAGAAGGCTACATGGGAGAAGAGGGGAATCCGACCACGTTCGGCGGGTATTCCACAGCGTCTTCCTCAACGCGTTTCACTGGCACCCCTAGAAGCCTTGATCCCGCCATCGCCAAAGAGGGCGCTGTGCCCGGAGGGAACTACTACAACAACTTGTTCTCGATGGGAGACGGTGGGCGTGGCGGGTATCGCAAAGATGGGGATTCTTCTGCCACCGCTGGTTATCAGGGGAATCCTGGTGGCTTGATCACTGTTTATGAGTGGTGATTTTTCAACAATCTAGCACCCTACGGGGTGCATTTTTTATGCCCAAAAGGAGGGTATTTTATGAAACCTAATCCGGCCCATAGAGGCGACCCGCTATTTCTCCCCGAGGTGCTGAGAGCGTTCGGGGTGAGGGTTCAGGAATGGCAGGGGTGGAGAAACCGTGGCCACGGCGATTTCGCTGTGATCCAAGGGGTTATGGCCCACCATACGGGCACAAATAAGGATATTCCTGGCTATATTGCTCAGCACCCTGAGCTGGGGCTGTGCTCCCAGATTCACCTCAACCGTGACGGCATCGCCGTCATTACGGGCGCTGGCATCGCGTGGCATGCGGGTAGGGGATCTTATCCGGGCTGGCCCACTAATGATGCCAACCGTGTTTCTATCGGTATCGAGGCGGCCAGCGATGGTACCAGTCCGTGGCCACCAGCCCAGCTGGATGCCTACTACCGCACATGTGCAGCAATCCTCTGGTATCTCGGGAAATCCGCGACCACGCAAACCCTGCTCGGACACAAAGAATATTCCGGCGCTGCACAAGGCAAGTGGGACCCAGGCGGAATCGACATGAACGACTTCCGCAAAAAAGTGCAGCACTACATCGACAACCCGCCCTTTGCTACGGCGGGTTCAAAGAAAGAAGGAGAAATCCCCATGATCGCATCTCTGATCAACCCCGCGAAGAGTTTCGCGCAGTCCACGCTGATCAGCATTGTGGATGCCACGTGTTGGCAGCTGCTTGTGCTGGTGAAGGCGATTGCGAAGCAGCAGGGTCTTGATTCTGATCGGCTTCTTGATGAGGCCATCAACAACGAACGAAAGGCAAAATAATGAGCAATAAGAATGATATTCGCGATGCTGTTGCGGCCGCTTTGGCAACGCAGCCGTGGTTTATGCGCCGCAAGGATACGCTGGCTGCTATTGCTGGCTGGGTTTTACAAGTGGGCAATTTCGCCACCGGTATGGCGGTTGGTGCCCCAATGTGGGTGAGCTTCCTTATTGCTGCGGTGATTGGTATCGCGCAGATCATCATCCACGCCGGAACCCCCGGGGCTATCACGCCATCGATGGGGAAGCGGCTTACTGCTGTGGCCCCGGTGACCCCGGTTTTTGATTTGGAAGCTGTGCGTGAGCAGCTCTCCACGCGCACGCAGGGGTGATCCGATGGTTTCCGCGATTGGCAGGGGTTTCCGTTCCACCAGCGCGGGCCTCGCCGTCCTATCTGTGAGCGCGTTGCTACGCGCCTGGTCATACGCCCCGTGGAAAGTGGATCAGCAACGCGCCCCTGTGCACTGGCTGGAATCCCTAACCGCCCCGATGGTGTGGGGCGGGGTATGGGCAGTGATCGCTGTTGTTGCGATAGCCGCGATGGTGCGGCGGTGCCTTCTACCTTTGGCGGTGGGGATGGTCGTGGCGATGCACGCCGCCTGGTGCCTATCCTTCACATGGCAAACCATCATCGGGGAATCACCCCGCGCATGGGTGACCGCCATCAGTTACGGCTCGACCGCACTGCTCGTCCTATGGGCGTTCTCCCGTGCCTATCCCACTGTCCGCATTGATCTTGATCGTCGGAGGGAGCCAGCCCATGGAGGAAATGACTAACCCGCTACTAAATTTTCTTCTCGGTGGTGGGCTTGTCGCCATTATTGGTTTTTTCACAGCAAAAGTTACGGCCCGGGCGCAAAAGGAATCCGCTGAGGTGGAGGCCCGGGGCCCGGAATGGCAGGCCTATGTTCAGGAAATGAAAACATGGACGACGGAGCAACTGAAGGAACGTGATGTTCTGATTTCAAAGCTAGAGATGGAAGTCAGGGAGGTGAGGGAGAAGCTGGAGGTATGGAAGAGCCGCTATTATGTGGCGATTCACTATATCCGCACGCTGCTTTTGGCGTTTCCTGAGGCTTTGAAGAAGCATCCGATACCGGATGAGTTGGATCAGGATTTTTAAAAAGGTTACCCCCTGTTGGCCGTTTTTGGCTGGCAGGGGGTCTTTTTTTGCGTTTAGAGGTGCACCTCGCGTTGGTAAAGCTTAACATCCACAACGTCCACCCCTAGGTTTTCTGCGATGGTTTCCCGCATCCTGCGGTGGAGGCCGGGGCGGGGGCCACCATCGAATGCTTCCACTTCTTTCCCCGCCATGATGTAGGTGTATTCAACGAGGTCGCGGGAGTTTTCCGCCGCGATTGCGGTGTGTCCGTCGATGATGGCCCACCAGTTTCGCGTCCATCCGGTGGATCCCATGACCTCGTTGTAGGCGTTGAAGTCGAATCCGTATTTCATGAGTTCGGGGGTGATGGTGATGTGTGCAGCTTTCATGGCTCTTGCCTTTCTGTGGTGGGGGTTTCCTCTTTCTTGCTTACAGGTCTTAGTTTATGGCACTTCACAAAAAAGCGCAAGTACATTTCCACTATTGTGACGTGAATTACTTTAACTTACAAGCTGCAAGAACTCGACTACCATCATGGATGTGGCCTCCTTCTCCGCGCTAGCGGAGGTAGTTCTTGCTAAATTTTCGGTCAAAGAACCAGGTCACACCACAAAATCCCCGCGTAGGCGGGGGCAGGGCAAGCCACACACCGGGGCCTGCCCTTTCTCATGCCAAAGGAGCCCCATGCGCCTCTATCACACCACCGTCCCTGTGCCTGAGAAGCTTCTTCCCTCTTCTGGAAACCGCCTCGTGATGGGCCTTTTTGGAAGAAAGCAAGGCAAAAGCCTCCGCTCGCAGCTCAAAATCCTCTACAGGCTCGAAGAAGACTCCCAGCGCTTTTTGATCCAATCACTCGCACCACCCCGGCTAGATGTCCCAGGAATGGAGGTGAAAGAAGTCGATATCACTGCACCCCCAGTAGGAACCGAGGTGGAATTCCGATTCACAATCAACCCCGTGCGCAGGCTCACGAACCAAAACACCGGGAAAATCACCCAAAGACAATGCTCAGACACGCCGCGATCTGGGGATGGGTTCGACAGTGAAGCGATGGATTTCGCACGGGAAAAGCTCTCCCAATTCTTCACCTCAGAAAGTATCGAGATTGATTACCGGTACAGGCGTCAGGTGCAAGGAACCATTCTGACCTGGCTCGATACCGTGGAAGGGCTCGCCGTTGTGTCAGACCCCGAAGCGCTTCACCGCGCGCTCATTGAAGGGGTGGGGAGATCGAAATCTTTCGGCAGCGGGCTACTCACCATCGACGTGATCGATTAGGCTTCCTGGAACGCCAGGCCCGGGCGGGGTCTTTCTCCAGAACCGCGCCCACCGCACGATTGCCTAGGTCCGCTGCTTCCATGATCCGAGCACGGGGGGTGTTGGCGTGTGCCGCCTGCCAGATCAACCGATCCCGCGCCTGCAAAACCTCCTCAGCCTCGGCCCGTACAGCGGCGATAGCGGCCGTGTTTGCCTCAATCTTCTTCAGGCTTTCATTCAC